TATAAGGCTTTTTTAATATTTGTACGCATATCACGTAGTACCAAGTCACTTACATTGAAGTTTCCGGGTGCTTGAATTGGTTGCAATCCTGATGATCCGGGTGCTTTAGGAATGATAGTTCCCGGTATAAGTTGTATATTATCAGTATTTATTACGCCATCATCTTCAACCTGAAACATTCCAGCTATAGACATTTGTGCATTTTCTAGTATTAATTCTACTGTTAAGTTAGCTGTTTTGATTGCTGGCAGAGCCAACATCAATGGTCCTCGACCATAAGTTTCACCTGCACATTTAGACCATCTGTAGACTAAATATGGGTTAGAACCTAATCCTTTGTATTCTTCTTCGTATATTTTAAATTCATGTTCTTTAGATACAGCACAAAAATGATACTGTTCTTCTTTAGTATTACTGTAATTTCTATATACAGTCTCTATAATCTCGCACTCTTTATCTGGATTCTTTTCAAAATCCATCATCATTTTTTCTGACATCTCTCCATTAGGATAGGCAATAGCCATTTCTTTTGCCCTTATTCTTCTTTTTCTAAATATGTAATCAATCTTGTCATCATGCCCAGATGTCATATAAACATGAGGTAATGGGATAGATTTAAAACTTATAGGGTTTACTGCGTCTCCCTCCTCTACTAATAAGATTCCTGTGCCTAATGCAATGTCAAGAAATGATTCATGTATTTCTTGGGAGAAGTTAGAGTTTTGTAGAATCTCGAACACATACTCTGTTACTTCATCTAACATTGCATTAACTTCTTTTCTTGCTTCAGGTGGTACTTCGACACCTGCTACAAAATCAGCCCATCTTGCATAGTTAGGCACAATTCCTGACTGTAGACGAGATGCAAACTCTTGAACTCCAACAACAGCAGTCTCATCGAATATCCTATCGGTTCTTCTACGACCTGCCTGTTCTTGATAAAATGATTCTCTTTGTGGCAAAGCATACTCATAACATTCTTCAAACGTGCCATTCCATTGATCTTTAATCATTTTGGCATGTTCGTAGCGTCTAAGTATTTGCTTGACTTGAGATTCGCTTGGGTTTACTTGTGGTTCAATCTTTGCTTCTACTACCAAGTTATGCTCCTAATTTGTCTTTACTCATTAAACTACTGTCTAATTTAAAGCCTGAGCCACCTCTTGCAGCAGCTGATAGCAAACTATTTCTGCCTCTTGTACCATAAAATGAAGCAATCCTGCGTTGTAAGTCTTCTTCTTTTTGTACTTCTCTATCTTGTTGCTCGTTTTCACGCATTTGTTTTCTGCGTTGTTTGCTTTCCTCGCTTTCTGGTGGTGGCGGCGGCGGGGATCCTCCTCCTATACTGCACATATTATCTTCTCCTGTCGTATAATGACTTTGGTTTTAATTCAAAGACATTAAAATTTTTTCTTGCAACTACAGGTTTACTCGGTTTTGAGCCAACTGTCAAACTTCTTCCCTCGCCTGCACCTAGCATCATGTACTGTAATGCGTCATGTACATGCGAGAATCTGTTCTTATTTGGCTTTTCATCATACCTTTCGCCAGATACTTGCATCCTACGATAGTGATACCCACCATCGAATCCTTTAATTAGATTGTTACATTTGGGATCTATTAAGATTCCAGATTCACCATCTACCATTCTCTGTAATGTAGCACTAACACTTTCCAATCTCAATGTAACATCGTTAGAATGTGTAGGTCTTGCTGTAATTCCACGCCCTCTAAGTATTTGAAATGGCGTAGATTCATCTGTCTGCGCCCTATGGTCTCCTGCTGGATCGCCAAATATTATGAATTCACGTGGCAAATACTCTGCCATTTTCTGTTTCATGATGTCACTAAAGCGTAATATACCCATATCTTCTGCTACTAATTCATCTATGATAAGCCATCTGCCTCTACATTTTTGACCAAACACACACGCAGGTGTCAATCCAAAGTCTATTCCTACATAGATTGGTGTATCTGGAACAATAGCTACATCGCTATTAGCGACGTGTACATCTTTACTAAACATCTCATATACAGGCTTTCCATCCTCTACTTGTCCTAGTTTGTTTAAAACATAGACATCAATCCATGATTTAGTCTTACCTCTAACAATATTTTTATAATAATCTTTTGTTAGGTTTTTCCCATTTTCTTTGGTAGGATTATCTTGATAGGTGTCTAGTTCACCTCTCTCATTGTTCACTTCAAGCATAGCTGGGGGTTGATTAAAAAACCTCCAGTTATCAGGTTTCACTAACATCTTAGCTTCCTGTTTAGTAATATAATCTGGGATAATAGATTCGCCTGATAAGATTGACCACCAATGGTCAGTATCAGGAGGGTTGGTATCACATATAACACCATACCATGTTGGTCCACCATCACGCATTGATGGGTATCTTCCTACCCTCATACTACATGCATCAATGATTGACTTAGGTATTTCCCTAGCTTCGTTTACCCACACGCCTGTAAGCTCAAGTGACAATAGTTTTTTAACATCTTCTGGTCTATCAAGGGCTAAGAATATAACTTCTAACTCTACGTTACCTTTTTTGATGTTATGAGTATAAGGAACTGACCACATAAACTTTCCCCATACATCTTCAGGGAACCAGTCAATCCAAGTTTTTATTGTGGTTGTCTTCAATTGTGGGTTAGTGTTTCTTATAACAGCCCACCTAGAACGCTTAATGCCATCAGCACCAGCTTTTTGCTGTAATGCTCTACGCATTATCTCAATACAACAAGCAACCGATTTACCACTACCTACAGGTCCACGAATGGCTCTAAAGAACATATCGTCTTTCATGAATTGTTTAAGTACTTCGCCGTCTGGCTTATAGTTGAGTGACATTATTGTTGACTGCTAGTCTGTACAGTTTCTCCAATGTTAATTCAGATAAGGATTCAAGCACCCTGTCTGCCTCATAATCAGTCAGGGCTTCTTTAGGATGGTCTTTCATGTGCGTCATCTTGACCACTATTCTTAGTTTAGCCATAGCACCATGATTGTATTTACGTAGTTTTTCTACTGAATGATAGCTCATAATTTTTTTGCTTGACGTCTAACTGATGCTGGAACAATTCCATAAAACTCTCTTGAAGAATCGTTCATCCATCTAGCATGGCTCCAATGTCTTGGTTGTTCTTTTTTAATTTTATTTAATGTTTTTAAATCTACCTTTACTTTAAACAAAGAACCTTTTAATGGTCTTTTTGTTTTGTCTATAGGATTATACATTGCATATTGTTTTGCTGTAGCTTTGTCTGTTGTAAACCAACTACCATAAGTCTTTTTAAGATTTCCCCCACCTTTTAGAAATCTATTTTTATCATTTATATTGTTAATCTTTACTCTTTTTTTTATTTCACTTAAGGATTCTTTACCTACATTTGTTACTCCTCTGTATAGAGTTACTGGTCTATTTTTATATGCTTTTAGTAATGTTTTTGCACCTTTATATGCAAACTTCCCTACTCTTATTGCTGGATGTATACTAGCTACAGCCAATGCTGATTCCAAAGGATTGCTTTTAACGTAATTAAAAACAGATTCGCCAGTAATTCCTGTAGCATTAGAAGTAGCTGCTCCTAATACTGATCCTCCTACTGTGTATTTAAAAAGTGATTTTGCCATGTGTCATTGATTATCAATCACGCCTCTTGCCATTCTACTTGCGTCTTCCAATGAATGACCTTTGAGCATTTTAAGTTCAATGTATTGCTTAACTCTTTTGTTTCTGTCTTCGTTTCTAGCTTTCTTTTCGTTTTTAAGAATAGCCTTAGCAGTCTTCTCAGCTTTTTTTAGATTTGCCATAGTTGTCTTTCTTTTTGTTTCTAGCTGTTTTAACTTTATATTTTTTTTCTTCTTTCTTTTTCATTAGTACATTACTCCACCAGCTGTTTTGGTTTTTTTCTTAATTGTGCTGGCATTTTTTTGTTGTTCTTTTCTTAGGTTTACCTTACTTTGGCTTAACTTTTCCATATTGCCAAGAAAACTTCCTGCCAATGTTCCATAAGCTAGACTTGTAGTTCCTAATTCTTTAAAACCTGTTCTAATTTTTTGAGCAGCTAGTATTCTGTCTCTAGTAATTTTTACTTTATCTGCCTTAATTGCTTTCATAGTAGTCGTAACATTAATATTTTTTCCGGGATCTACATAGTTCTTTGCAAATGATTTAGATTGTAATACCTCACTTGCTCTATCTTGTACTTTCTTTTGTAGTTTGTCGTTTTTCATTAGGTATTTGACACCAGCAGCAATGCCTGTGACACCTACTTTAGCTTTCATAAAAGGATTCAATCCAACATTGAGAAGCGTTCCAATGCCTTTAACTATAGTTTTACCACCAGATAAAAGAGACTTAGCAGTATTAACACCTTTGACTGTCCCTTTGTATGCAATCTTTTCAGCTTTTCTTGCCATTCTTTTTATCCTTTAGTTGTTTTTTGTATTCAACAATTCTTTGCTCTATTTCAGCATCTTTTAATTTCTTTTTCAATCTTTTCATTTGCTCTTGCATACTGCCCATATAATGCTCCTACAATGCCTGTAATCGGTTTTTATTCATAACGAGGTATCAATGCCTAAGATTTTCTGCACTTCCATTTTCTCAATGCTAGTGCCTTTCTCGTTGGTCTGCCCTTAGAATCTTTCATTGGTCCTTTCATACCAGACATTCTGGCACAAAAACTTCTACGTCTAGCGGC